ATGGTGTAAAATGGCTATTGGATATTAAAACATCTAACTCGTTATATGTTAGTTATGATTTACAATTGTCGGCTTATGCCCAAGCGTGGAATGAATTATATGAAGAAAAGATAGATAAAATAGGTGTTATTTGGTTAAAATCTTCAAAACGTGGTGAAGATAAAAAAAGTGGAAAAATTCAAGGTAAAGGTTGGGAAATATACGAACCCGAAAGGACTATAGAGGATAATCTAAAACTATTTGAATATATACATGAATTATATAAATTAGAACACCCTAACGTAAAACCAACTTCTGAGCATTTCCCATTAGAAATCCAAATTAATCAAGATATTTAATATATTTATAGTCAATTCTATATATTGACATATTTATAATAAAACTCATGATATCATTAATCAAAATTTTAAAAGAAATATATATTAATGAGGGAGGAAATGTATTCAAAAATACAGAATACGATACTGAAGATGTATTATTAAATAATATTGCCCCTACTATTAAAAAATTTACTGAAGATCTAGGAAAATTGTTTCCTGGTAAAAGAAGTACTTTTGTTGCTTTAAATGATAAAAGTAATTGGTTAGGCTCAACAGGTAATAAATCCCAATCAGGCGATGTAGATTTAGCTTATTCTGAAGAAGCATTCTTTAAAGATGGAAAAATAGATCTTAAAGGGTGGGGGATTAGCGAAACAGAGTATACTCCCTTATATGAAAAAAACAGAAAAGCAGCCCGCACCGCTACAGATGAACAAATTCAATTAAGAACAATAATTCAATTAATTGTTAATAAAATTAATACTAGTGGAGGAGAAATATATGCTAGTGATAAAGCATCTGGGGCGGGTTCAATTCATTTATCCTATCCACAATACGATACTTCAGGGAAAAAACTAGACATTCGAGCTCAACTTGATCTAGATGTAGGGGATATGGATTGGTTAAAATTTAGATTTAATTCGGAATTACCCAAAGATGATCCAAATATTAAAGGATTGCATAGAGGGCAATTAATGTTAGCTATGTTTGCTGCTCTTGGTTACACATTTAAAAGTGGGAAAGGGTTTATACGTAAAGAAACAGGAGAAACCATAGCCAATAAACCTAAAGAAGCTATAGAAGTAATTAATCAAGAATATAAACCAAAACAACCCTTAACTTTAGATATAATTAATAATTATAGCAAGTTAATAGATTATATTAATAATAATCTTAAACCGGATGATAAAGAAAAAACACTAAACATGTTCAGAGAGGCTTTAAAACGTGCTGGTGCCTATGTACCAGAAAATATTTAAGATATGAGTGGGGCAGCAGGCGGATCACGTATAAATAAAGAAAATCTAAAAGCCACAATCCGTGACTATAGAGATAATGTTCTAAAACCCTTAGGACTAGATAAATCATATGATATTACTGGTATTCGCTCTAGACCAGAAAAAAACATTTTTGGGGATATAGATATTGTTGTCTCTTTCCCAGAGGGGGATAAATCTGAACTTAAAAAGAAATTAGGAGAATTTTTGGATCAAATTAATCAAATTCCTGTTATTCCTAAGAAAGGTAAAAAATATTTTATTCACGGAAATATTGTTTCTACTCTATACCCTATACAAGGTAAAGAAGGAGAATATGTTCAAATAGATAATATAGTAACAGTATCTAAAGAAGAAGGCAAATTTACATATAAAATGCTAGATTTACCCGCTCAAGAACAGGTATTAGCAATAGGCTTAGTTAAAGCAATATTTACCGAATTAGATGAAGCCCAAATAGAAAAACTATTTAAAGATCTTAATATACCCGATACAGATAAACCAGGTGAAGGAGAAGAATATGATTTTAACCTAAATCCTTCAGAATTATCTTTAAAAATTGTTCCTATAGGGAAAAGTGGGGGTAGAGAAATATGGAAGTCTAATAATTTTAAAGATGTTAAAACTTTACTTTCATACTTAGATATTGATATTGAGAAAGATAAATTTGATAGTATTATATCAAAAATTAAAAAATTTAAAAATAGAAGATCAATAGATCGTCTTAAAGGAATGTTTGCTAAAAATATACGAGTAGGAGATGCCGAAGCAGGAACTGAAAAAGGTGATAAGAAACAACAAGCATTAGATACAGTTAGTTCATTAGAAGAAAAATATGATCCTTTAGTTTTAGAACTAATAAGGCCTTTTCTTTTGGAAGATGAAAGTAAAAAAACTATAGCAGTATTTCCCGGTAAATTTAAACCCCCGCATAAAGACCATATAGCTAGAATTAAAGCTGCATCTGCGGATGCTGATGAGGTGATTGTAATAGTATCTCCTAAAACAGAACCAGGAGGTACAGCTGTTTCTAAGAAAAAGAAAGAAGAACTTGAAGCTAGATTAGGGACAGAAATGCCTATAACTTTAGAACAAAGTTTAGAGCTCTTTAAGAAACTTAATTTACCTTCTAATATAAAAGTTATAGCCGCAAATGACCCCTCATTACCTGTCCCTTCCTCAAGTCCGGTATCAGCTGCATACGAATTATTTATAAATAATCCCCAACAGCAATATATAGCAGTATTTGGGAAAGAAGAGGATCTTAATAGATTTGGACAAACACCCCAAAATGTTACTGTTAAAAATTACAGTGGGGTAGCAGGAAATTTAAGCGCTACTGATTTAAGAACTGCCTTAAAAAAGGGAGAAGATATAAAGAAATACATGCCTGATGGTATAACTCCTGAAGAGTATAAGAGTGCTTTAGGGTTAGAAGAGGAAGTAGTAAAAGAGGGAACTTGTGGATACGATACAAATGCTAAAACCGGCGAAAGACTAGATACACCTGGTGGTATATCTGAAACTGGTAAATCATCTCCATACGGCTCAGGATATAAACCCCTCATCCTTGAAATATCTAAATTTATGATAAACCAAGGTATGGAAATCCAACCATTACCTAAAGTTCAATTTATAGATGATGATACAGATAATGCCCAAGATATCCTAGGAACAACAGCATACTATGACCCACAATCTAAAACTATTGTATTATATACTTTAGATCGTCACCCTAAAGATATTTTACGTTCGTTTTGCCATGAAATGGTACATCACGAACAAAATATGAAGGGTACATTAGGAAATATTAAAACCCAAAATACAACCGAAGATTCTCATTTGGACGAAATCGAAAGAGAGGCATATGAAAAAGGAAACATAATGTTTCGAAATTGGACAGATTCTCTTTCAAAAAAAACTTGGCAACCCAAAAGTAATGTTGTAACTTCGGACCCAGGGGGTTTGGATGAGATAGAAGATGAGAGAGAAACGAGGGGTGATATGGGTACCCAGGGGGTTGAATATACTATATATTGTGATATGGATGGGGTATTGTGTGATTTTGATAAACGTTTTATGGAATTTTCAAATGGTATGCCTCCGGGAAAATATGAAAGTAAATTTGGAAAAAAAGCATTTTGGAAACTAATTAGTGAAAAAGGTGTTGGATACTGGGTTGGTATTCCTTGGATGTCGGGTGGTAAAGATCTTTGGGAATACATTAAACCCTATAATCCCAATATACTCTCAGCACCTTCTTTAAATCCATCTTCTAAGGAAGGAAAATTAGAATGGATAAATAAAAATCTTACTAATGTAAAAGAAATATTTTTAGTCCCAGCCAACGAAAAACAAGAATTTGCTAAACCAAAGGCCATTTTAATAGACGATAGAACTTCAAATATAGAACAATGGAGAGCTAAGGGGGGTATAGGTATATTACATACCTCAGCAAATAAAACAATTGAACAACTTAAAGAGCTAGGGCTATGAAAGTAGATAGAATTATAATAGATATAGAAGGCAATATTAACGATTTTAAAACTAGTCTTATAGACGATTTTACAAAATACAAAGGGTATAAAGTAAAATCTACAACCGAAAATAGAACATTTTTAAATGATGCTGGTGAGAAAATCCAAAAACCAGTTCACCTACTTAATATCGAAGACTCATCCCCTATTGGTAAAGGTAAAGAAGCACTCATTACTCTAATTCCAGGTGATAATACCATTAAAATAGTAATCACAGGCGAAAATAAAAAACCTCTAGAAGATAAAATAAATCAATTCATTGGTAAATCCTCTAAATTTAATAAAGTAGGGGGTAAGATGAAAAAATCTAAATTAAAAGAAATAATAAAAGGCTATGTTAAAGAAGCAATTCAAAGAGCGTGATGTACAACGTCTCCGTAATGTTATAACTAAACAACACGGGAGTAAAAGTACGCTTGGAGTAGGTTATACTAAAACACAAGAAACCCACAACGAAGGAGATATATGGGAAGAAGATGGCAGACAATGGACTATCAAAAATGGGATAAAACAAAACATCACCAAATTAGATAGCGCTAAAAAATCGGTTTTATTTCCGTTATTTTGCCCGTCCTGCCATAAAACCATGAAACCCCATTTAGACAAAAAATGGTATTATTTATTCAAACGTTGTTTTAACTGTCAAGTAACATTTGAAGCCGAAATACGCCGAAAAGGACTATGGGATGAATATGAAAAAACCATGTTTAATTCAGATATTGAAGGTATAAAACAAGAATTCCAAATATGGATTGATGATCAAATACAAAATGAATCAAATCAATCGTATGTAACCGAAGCTGGAGATGTAGAAAAATGGACAGGTTCGTCTAAAAATAAATTACTTGAAACCAAAGAAGAAGGTCTTAAATACCTTGATGGTTTAAAAAAAGAATAATATTTATAAATATAAATCCCAATAAAAATGAATTCATACCCCCGCAATCCCAAATATGATTTTCCTGAAGAACTAGTTTCTGGGAATAAAGAATACACATTTAAACTTAAAGGCAAAAATAGAGAAGGGCAAGCCGTTTACGATATGATAGATAACAAAACTGGTGAAACTGTGGGAAGTGAATATTCTTTTAGTGATAATATTGGATTAAAACGTATAGCATATTCTGTTGAGAGACCAATTGAATTAGAGGAAATAAAAGAATTTTTCTCTAAACCTTTAGATGAAGCTACAAAAGAAGAATCATATATGATTTCTAAAGGTGGTCCTAAATCAAACCCTTATTATGTTTTAGAAAAACCAGATGGTTCTAAACAAATAGACATGATGTTTACTTCCCCTGAAGAAGCCAAAAAATATGCGACAAAGAAAAACCTAAAAATATCCTCTAAACCAGGATATAATATGAAAGAAGCTAAAAAAGAAGAAGGTTTAACTCCTCTTCAACAATATGTTTATGATTTTGAATCTGATGTAAGTGGTGAAGATTTTGCTGAGGAAGAAAAAGAAAATATTATGAACCTTAAAACTGTAAGTGATGTTAAAAATTACTACAGTGATGGTAGAGGTTGGATGGATGATAGTTCTCTTAGAGAAACACTTATAAATTTATTAATGGATTTATCATCTAAGTTCCCTAATTTAAAAGAAGCTACAAAAGAAGAAGAAACTAAATTTCATAAAAAATTAGATACTTTAGTTCATAATACTTTTGGTAAAAGAAAAGGGGAAATGGAAGAAGTAGTAAATTATAGTCCTGAAGGAAAAGACAAAATATATTCACTTATCAGTCAAGCACTACAACAAGGTAAACTTACCAAAGATGCTCAAGCAGTATTTATGAAATGGATGGCCGATCCAAACTCAACCGAAGAAGCAATTATTAAAGCTCTTGAATCCATTACTGGGAATAGAAACGTAGAAGAAACTTTAGTAAAAAAAGTTATGGAAAGACTTCGTAAGTCTTAACTTTATATATTTATAAACACACTAAATAATAGAATAATGAAAAAATCCGATCTTAAAGAGCTAATCCGCAACAGTATTATCAAAGAATTATCTCCGTCCGGGGCTTATCGTGACCCTGAAACTTTTGAAAAGGAATATGAGGAAGAACAAAAATATTTAAATCGTGATCCTGAAACCGGAGAAATAGATGATGATGATTTAGATGCTTTAGTTAAAGAACTAGAATATCAAGATGATGATGCGGCTTTAGGCAATATGTACTCTCCTTTATATGAAAAAAAGAAAGATGAAGAAGAGGACATAGAAATCACAGCTGACGAAATAGATACAACTGAAGAACCATCTACAAATATTGAAGATCCTGCTTTATCTGATGCTGAACAAGAATATTTAAATACTCTTGAGACACTAAAAAATAAAGCTAAAGAAATGGGTGACGAAAAACTCGAAAACCAAATCGATAATACCATTACCTATTTTACTCGTCAACACGTTGTTAAAGAAGGTGATACAGATTATGCTAGAGCTAAAGATGCTAAACGTTTAGGTACAAAAGGTGAAAAAAATATTTACGGAGCCGGAGTAAAGAAAGGTGAAGAAGTTGAAAAAAAGAGACTTCAAAAAGAAATAAGCGTCTACCCTCCTGAAGAAATGGATAATTTAGTTAATCTTAACGATGTTAAAACTCTTGTTTCATCTGCCCGAAATATTATTAAAACACTTAAAAACGAAGGATTTGATGAAGATGATATTTATGATTTTGTTGTAGATAAAATTACAACTTTAGATGATGGTAATGAATCATTAATGGAAAATGTTAATCGAAAAGAAGCCCAATACTTAAAAAAAGGTGATATAATTACTAGTGGCGAAGAAATAGTTTCAGTTTCAAGTGGGGCTAAAACTCCAAGTGGGAAAATTGAGGTGACATTAAAAAATAAACAGGGCAAAATAAGAACATCAATTTGGGGTAAAACTACCAAGATTGGTGTTAAAGATGATAGTGAATCATTAATGGAAAATCACGAACGTCGTCGTTTACAAGTAATAGCAGGTATAATAAAATAATTTTTATATTATGATAAACGAAGTTGGTTTAACTAAAGCCGAACTCGCAAAACGCGAAGAAATCATTAAATCAATGAAAGGCAACAAGCGTAAATTAGTCCAAAAATATGGAGCTGACGCCGAAAAAGTTATGTATGGTAGAGCAACTAATATAGCTAAAAAAGTAGCAGAAAATACTATGGAAACAAATAAACTTAAAGAAGCAGTTAAGGCTGCCTTAATGAACGAAAAGAAAAAATCATTCCCTGATTTAACTGGAGATGGTAAAGTAACTAAAGCCGATATCCTTAAAGCAAGGGGGGTTGAATTAAAAGAAACTAATTTATACTCTGGAGAAGAATGGTCCATTGAACCAGAAGGTCGTTTTTGGATTGTTGCTTATAGAACTATGGATGGTATAAAAGAAAAAGTATTTCAATCCGAAGATGAAGCTAAAGAATTTACTAAAACTTTAAACGAAGACCTAGACCTAGACCAAGATAATGTTTTAGGAGATTTGATCTCGGATATGTTAAAAATGGGTAAATCTGAAGATGAAATAATACAAATATTAAAACAAAAAATTACATCTTATTTTGCAGATCCTAACTTAAATGAAGACCTAGACCTAGGCCACGAAGACAATGAACCACACATGGTTAAAGCCGATTTATATAAAATCGGAAAATACGCTATGGAACTTTATCAAATAGTAGATCAATTTGAAGGTCAAGGTGAAGTTGATTTTCCGGCTTGGTGGCAATCTAAAATTACCAACGCTGCCTCTATGATTAGCAGTGCAAAACACTACCTTGAATTTGAACTTAAAGAACCAGAAATTGATGCTATGGTGGGTGTTGCTCAAAATACAGGGGCAATTGATGAAATTAAAGCCAAAGTATTAGCTAGGTTAACTAAAAAATAATGAACCGCGACGAACTTATAATCAAAATCAAATCAATAGCAAAACAAACTCTTGCTAATCGCCAAAAGGCTGATATAGCTGCTGTTGAATATGATGAATTAACCAAATTCCCAGAACTAAAAAAAGTAATAGTAGATTTACTTACTTCGGATTTTGATTATTTTCTAGCATCTATTGATTGGGTAGCTCCTAAACCAACTACGTTCCGTATTAATTTAAAAAATGGAACAAGTTTTTATCTTATATTTTACCCACGTTCTTGGATAGCACAAGTTGAAGGTAAAAAATATTATTTACTTAATTTAAACGAAGAAGAATCAGCAACTAATGCTATTGCCCGTTTATTAAGAATAGGTGCTAAAGTTGAACCTAAAGAAGAAGAAGCAGCTGAAACCCCCGCGATTGAATCCCCTGCTGAAGAACCAGCCGAAGAAGAAGCAACACCCGAACCTGCAGCATAATGGACCCATTTGATATATTTTTTAAGAAATTTGCTTATAAATTTCCAAAAGGATATCCTGACATGAATGATGAGCAGGATATTTTGTTGTTGGAGAATTTACTGGGGAAATTAGGAATTGATATAAACGAGGCTGAATTTAAAAATCTTAATTTTTTTGATTTGAGCAAAAGAGGAGGATATAGATTCGCAGATTTAGCTAATAAAATTAAAAATAAATTACCCTTTGAATTAGCAAATGGAGAATCTACTGTTCTCCAATTTATAAAACCACAATATTCTACCGTATTTCTTTCTAGAGAAAAAGATGATATAAAAAAACTAGCAATGGGGAAAAATATAAATCTTTTTCCTTTCTTTAAAGACAATACCGGCAAGACTTATAGCATATCTGATCTTTTAAAAGATTCATATTTTGGAGGACAAGGAAAAGGATCAGGAACTAAAGTAGAAGATGCAAATTTACAACTTTTAAATAATCAAATTCTAAATTTAGTAGAAGAAAATGGGGGCCCAATAAATGTTAAAGTAGGTAATAAAATATATAATAATATAATCAAAGCCGAAACACAACCAGGACAACCCAAATCAGATTTTAATTTAATAGATGAAGAAGATAATCCTGTAGTATTTATATCACATAAAAAAGCAGGAGGAAAATATGCCGATGCTTCTGATTTTATAAGATGGAGTGGATACACATCATATGCTGATGAACCCGAAGTAGAGCAATTTAACAATGCTTTAAAAAAATGGCTCAAGAAGAATAACCTAGAACAAGAAGGGCTTCCTAGAGAAACCAGATTCGTATCACCAATACAAGACCAAAAACTAATTAGAAAATTAATATATGGCCCAAAATATGGTGATAGTAAATACAGCAAAGATAATGTTACTGTTATATTTCAAGGTAATATTTCATTAAAACCAATTCAAGACAATACTTATGAATTGACCGCCGAATACAAACTTATTCCACCTCAACTTCCTAAAGGAGAATACTACCCATATCTTACATCAGGCTACAGAGCAGATAGAACTATGTTTGGGATAAAAAATAATGAAGCAATAGCAATGACTAAAGCTGTAGCTTTTAAAGCAACAAATGTATATGAATTGCAAGGAAATCAATTTAAAAAAGTAAAATGAATACACTCCGCAACCTCATCAAAGAATCCCTCCAAGGATACAATTTAAAGGAAAAATCATGTTCTTGTGGTTGTAATACTTGTGAAGATAAACGTACCTTAGCGCCTATACTCAATGAATCAATCGCACCACGGGAAATATTGTCTGAGGGGCTTAAATACCATATAGACAATAATAAACCGCTTACTGAACACGTATATCGTGCGGGTTCACAAAATTATTTTGATTTATGGTCCGAGGCAAGAGCATTGTATTCTCGCGGTATTATAGACATTAAAAACCAAGACGATCTTGAAATACTAACCGAAACACAATTGGGTGAATTTGGGATGTATGAAGGTAAAAAGGTTCCATTAGATTTTATAATGGAAGAAGTTGAACTAGAAGAAGCAGATAAAAAAAAGAAAACACCTCCAATTGGCAAACCAAAACGTGGTGGATCTAAAAAATTTTATGTTTATGTAAGAAAACCTGGTGGTGGTATCAAAAAAGTATCTTTTGGAGACACTACAGGCCTATCAGCTAAAATAAACAACCCAGAAGCCCGTCGTGCATTTGCTAAAAGACACGATTGTGCTAATAAAAAAGATAGAACTAAAGCATCATATTGGTCATGTAGACTTCCAAGGTATGCTAAGTTACTTGGTTTAAAATCAAATTTTAGCGGTTTTTGGTAATATGAACCTTATCTCCATCCTCAAACAAATCCTCCAAGAGGAAAAATCGAAACGCGACAGATGCTTACGCATTGCAGACCGCAAATTCGATAAGCCATCAGCTTACAAATCAGGAGCTGTAGTTAGATGCCGTAAGGGTAAAATATGGAAAGGTATTAAAGAAGAAGAAGAACCTAAAATACAATACAAAAAACCAAATTTTGAATTCGAATGGAACGAAGCTATCCGCTACCCAGAATTTAAAGAAATGGGCAAAGAAGGTTGGATTGACTTAGTTAAAAAGGGGCATACTATAAAGTACTCACAGATTAAAGACATATTAGATAATATTGATTTAGATTTTGGTACTTTAGAAGCAAATAAAAAAAAACGCTTCCAACAAGCATTTGAAATAGGCACTATTGAAACCCCTATTGCTGTAAAATTTGATGAGAACAATTATGATTTGGTTGCCGGTAACACTAGACTAGCAGGATTAGTAGATAAAGGAATTGATCCATTGATATGGATTGTTGATTTAACAAGTGAAATTTTAACCGAAAAACAAAAAGAAACACTCCGTACCTGGTTCAAACGTAAAGGAGCACCGGGTAAAACAGGAGGTTGGGTTGATTGCAATTCACCAATCCGCAAAGACGGAAAAATAACAGGATACAAACCATGTGGGAGACAAAAAGGCGAAATACGTTCAAAATATCCTTCATGTCGTCCAACACCATCCAAATGTAAAGATCCGGGTAAAGGTACTAAATGGGGAAAAACTACTTAATATGTACAATCTATTCAAATTTATTGAGGATAAAAGAGGATATAAGATTCCTTTTAAATTTAAATTGGTATATGATCCTAATTCTTTAACAAAGGAGGATTTAAATGTTAAAAGTGATTTAGATTTAAGAAATATACCAATCAAATCACTTCCCGATGGTCTTAAAGTTGGAGGTTATTTAGATTTAAGAGGAACAAATATCAAAGAACTTCCAAATGATCTTAAAGTGGGAGGTAGTTTATCTTTAGAAGGTACACCAATCCAATCCCTTCCCGATGGTCTTAAAGTTAATGGTAGTCTAACACTAATTAACTGTACAAATCTCAAATCACTCCCAGAAAATTTAATAGTTAATGGTAGGTTAGATATAGAAGGTTGTAAAAACATCACATCACTTCCAAGTGGTCTAAAAGTTAAAGATGATCTAGATCTTAGAGATACCAATATTACTAAACTACCACCAGACTTACAAGTAGGAGACGATTTAATTTTGTATCGTACACCACTAGCTAAAAAATACACTGAAGAAGAACTTAAAGCAAAATACCCTGGTGTACAAAGAAATATATTTATAATATGAAAAAACTCCTCAACATGAAAAAAAATTCACAAATTTTAATCTCAAATAACTATCTATTAACTACTCTTTTAAAAGAAATAATCACAGAAGTTTCAATAGACCAGTTAAAAACCCAATTTGTAGATGCCGGAAAGATATCATCTGAGGATTTTAAAGAAATAATAGATGCTACAGGTAATAAATCAGCATACGCTACCTGGTTAGCCAAAAAAGTAGCAGATGAGACTATTAAAAGTGAAGATATTTCTAAATATAAAAAATATTTTTCAATATTTGATAGAAATAAAAAATCATACCCTTATTCTGATATAAATCAATATAAAACCACCAACGATATATCTCAATTTATCAAAACATCAGTTGAGATAGCTAATAAGGAAACCAAAGATCCTTCCCAACAAAAAGGAGTTGCTCGCTCAGATAAATACAAAGAATTTTATATGGGATCAGTAGATGGGTTTGATGTATATGAATTACCAAAAGGTCGTAAAGATTTATATGGTGTTTCATGCGAATTGGGTTCAGGCACCGAATGGTGTACTGCTACTGGTAAAACCAAATCCTATTTTAACAAATACATATCATCAGGTCCTCTTTTTATATTTATTAAACCTGGAAGTGAAGAAAAATATCAATTTTCATATGAAAATGATCAATTTATGGATAAAGATGATACTCCAATAATTTAAAAATGGCCACTATATATAATCTATTTAAATTTATCGAGGATAAAAAGCCTCAATACAAATTACCCTTTAAAGTTAAATTAATATACGCTCCTGAATCTTTAACAAAGGAGGATTTAAATGTTAAAAGTGATTTAGATTTAAGTGGAACCCCAACCCAATCCCTCCCTGATGGTCTTGAAGTTGGAGGTAGTTTAGATTTAAGTAGGTCACAAATCCAATCACTCCCAAATGATCTTAAAGTTGGGGGTTATTTAACTTTATTCAATACACCAATTCAATCACTACCAAATGGTCTTAAAGTTGGAGGTAGTTTATATTTAAGTAGGTTACAAATACAGTCACTTCCAAATGATCTTGAAGTTGGAGGTAGTTTAAATTTAAGTAGGTCACAAATCCAATCACTCCCAAATGGTCTTGAAGTTAAAGGTTATTTAGATTTAAGTAATACACCAATTCAATCACTTCCAAAGGGTCTTAAAGTTAGAGATAGTTTATGGTTAGCTGATACATCAATCCAATCACTACCAAATGATCTTGAAGTTGGGGGTGATTTATATTTAAAAAATACGCCACTAGCTAAAAAATACACTCAAGAAGAACTTAAAGCAAAATACCCGGGTATAAAAGGAGACATATATTTTTAACATGATAAAATTACTTAACATACTCAAGGAAACCCAAATCCTAGTTCCAAGGCGCTCCCCCGAAGAACGCCAAAAGAACTATCAAATAGCTCTTCAAAAGAAAATCCAACAATATATTAAGGATGGTTCACAAGGTGATTTAGATTTAAGTGATACACCAATTCAATCACTTCCCGATGGTCTCACAGTTAGAGGTTTTTTAAATTTAAGTAATACACCAATCAAATCACTTCCAAATGGTCTTACAGTTGGGCGTAATTTAAATTTATATAATACACCAATCCAATCACTACCTGATAATCTTAAAGTTGGAGATGATTTAATCTTATCCAGCACACCAACCCAATCACTACCAAATGGTCTTGAAGTTGGAGGTTTTTTAAATTTAGATAATACACCAATTCAATCACTACCAAATGACCTTAAAGTTGGGAGTAGTTTATGGTTAAGAAATACACCACTATCTAAAAAATATACTGAAGAAGAACTTGAAGCAAAATACCCTGGTATAAAAGGGGAAATATATTTATAATATGATAAAACTCCTCAACATACTTAGAGAAACTCAAATCCTAGTTCCAAGGCGCTCTCCCGAAGAACGCCAAAAGAACTATTTGATAGCTCTTCAAAAAAAAATCCAACAATATATTAAGGATGGCTCAAAAGGTAGTTTAAATTTAAATGGAACCCCAATCGAATCACTTCCAAATGGTCTTGAAGTTGGAGGTAGTTTAGGTTTATATAATACCAAAATTCAATCACTACCAAATGATCTTAAAGTTGGGGGTAATTTAAATTTAAGTAAAACACCAATTAAATCACTCCCAAATGGTCTTGAAGTTAGGGATAATTTATATTTAGATAATACACCAATCCGATCACTTCCAAACGATCTTAAAGTGGGAGGTAGTTTATCTTTAGAAAACACACCAATCAAATCACTACCCAATAATCTTAAAGTTGGAGGTAATTTATACTTAAATAATTCACAAATCCAATCACTGCCTAAGGGTCTTGATGTTGGAGGTAATTTAAATTTAGTTGACACACCAATCCAATCACTGCCTAATGATCTTAAAGTTGGGGGTAGTTTATATTTAAGTAATACCCCAATCCAATCACTGCCTAATGGTCTTAAAGTTAGGTATAATTTAAATTTAGGTGATACACCTACCCAATCACTACCAAATGGTCTTAAAGTTAGGGGTAATTTAAATTTAGATGGAACCTCAATCCAATCCCTCCCAAATGATCTTGAAGTTGGAGGTAGTTTATGGTTAAGAAATACACCACTATCTAAAAAATATACTGAAGAAGAAATTAAAGCAATGGTGCCTGATGTAAAAGGAAACATATATTTATAACTAAAAATATCAATAAAATGAAATTTACCCACAGCAAACTACTCACAGAAAACAAGAAATACATTGTAGAAAATGTAAGCCAAGCCAAAACCTATGTTGGACAAGGAAAATTATCTGAAGATGAATTAAAGCAACTTATAGAAATAGATCCTACCCCAACCCGCAAGTATGTAGGCTGGATGGCTAAACAATGGGCAGCTAAAACAGTCACTGACATTGACGATTTAAGAAATACAGTTGAAGAATACAATACATTCTTAACCAAAGGTAAAGCCAAAACCAAAGATATCAACCAATTCAAATCTTTTGAAGACCTAAAAAAAGAAGTTGATGCTATAAACCAATCAGGTGATGCTGTATCTATTAAAGATCTAGAATCGGATTATGAAACAATCATAGACAATTCAGATTTACTTATAATAACCCCCCACACCCACGAAGCTTCCCGTAAACTAGGTTTATCCCAATTTGCATTTAGAGACTGTGGAGACGGAAAAAAAGACTCAGCGTGGTGCACAACATATAAAGCCCCAGACCATTTTAATGATTACTATTATAGTCGTGGGGTTACATTTTACTATATAAAAGTAAAATCTGAGGAAATGATAAATAAATTAAAAGAAGCATTCCCTAAACGTTGGAAAAGTTTAATAGTGACGGCATTGGCAGTTTTACCAAAAGGGCAAATTGATGGATACGATGGTTTAGACAAGCAAATATCTAAAAAAGATATTAATACTTTTACCAATATTATAGGAATATCGTGATAAAACTACTCAACATACTTAGAGAAACCCAAATTCTAGTTCCAAGGCGCTCCCCCAAAGAACGCCAAAAGAACCATTTGATAGCCACTCAAAAGAAAATCCAACAATATATCAAGGATGGTTCACAAGGTAATTTAGATTTAAGTAATACACCAATCCAATCACTCCCTGATAATCTTACAGTTGGAGGTGATTTATATTTAGGTAATTGTAAAAATCTTAAATCACTACCAAAGGGTCTTGTAGTTGGAGGTGGTTTATATTTAATGCGCACATCAATACAATCACTTCCTGATGGTCTTAAAGTTGGGGGTTATTTAACTTTATATAAAACACAAATCCAATCACTACCAAATGGTCTTAAAGTTGGAGGTGATTTAGATTTAAGTAATACTCCACTAGCTAAAGAATTAATTAAAAAAGGGTACACACAGAACGAACAAGAAGAACTTAAAAAAATGTTTCCGGGTGTAAAAAGAAACATATATTTATAATATGATAAAACTACTTAACATACTCAAGGAAACCCAAATCCTAGTTCCAAGGCGCTCCCCCGAAGAACGCCAAAAGAACTATCAAATAGCTATTCAAAAGAAAATCCAACAGTATATTAAGGATGGTTCACAAGGTGATTTACATTTAGTGGGTACACCAATCCAATCACTTCCAAATGGTCTTAAAGTTGGAGGTGATTTATACTTAACTGAGTCACAAATCCAATCACTCCCAAATAATCTTAAGGTTGAAGGTGATTTACATTTAGATTATACCCCAATCCAATCCCTCCCAAATGGTCTTGAAGTTGGAGGTGATTTATGGTTAAATAGTTCACAAATACAATCACTCCCTAATGGTCTTAAGGTTGAAGGTGATTTACATTTAGATAATACCCCAATCCAATCCCTCCCCGATAATCTTAAAGTTGGAGGTGATTTATATTTAAATGATTTACAAATCCAATCACTTCCAAATGGTCTTGAAGTTGGAAATGGTTTATGGTTAGATGATACACCAATCAAATCACTCCCAAATGACCTTAAAGTTGGGGGTACTTTAGATTTATCAAATACACGAATTAAATCATTACCTGATAATCTCACAGTTGGACTTAATTTAGTTTTATATAATACACCAATCCAATCACTACCCGATGGTCTTAAAGTTAGTGGTTATTTAAATTTAAACAATACCCCATTATCTAAAAAATACACTGAAGAAGAACTTAAAGCAAAATACCCGGGTATAAAAGGAAACATATATTTATAATATGATAAAACTACTTAACATATTAAGCGAAGCTGAGCTAAACCAATGCCCAGCCCCAACTCAAAACATAGAGTTGAACTTACAAAACAGGCAAGAAGCTATAAATAAATATGGGTATGGGCCGTTGAATCCAAATGAACCCAACGAAAATTTTTGGCAAGCCAAAGTTGATATGTGGAAGCTTGATTCTATAGAAGAAGCTAAAACTTCCCGCTGTGGCAATTGTGCCGCATTCGATATTACAACTAAAACATTGGATTGTATTGCTAAAGGGATAGGGTCTGGAAAAGATTCGTATGATGTAATTGAAGCGGGTAAATTAGGATATTGTAGATTTTTAAAATTTAAATGCGCCGCAGCTCGAACTTGCGATGCTTGGGTTGTTGGAGGTCCAATTACAGATGACAAAGCCGTATAAAGATATAGAAATCACAGACAGCTATATATAACGTGAATAAAAGAAATGATTAAATTTATAAATATACTAAAGGAACTAGGAGAAATATCTGTAACTCCATATGAATATGACTATGATAAATCTAAACATAAAGCATTCTTTACTACAGAAGATGGTACTAAATATGTAGTTTATTTTGATATATCTAAAGGAGAAATGAAAGTTGATTTTGGCGTGCTTTATGAAGAAGATGATGAGGATGATGATGTTGATTTTGAAATTAAAACTAATAAAGGAAATATATATCGTATTATGAGTACCGTTATAAGTATAATACGTAAAGCATTATCTGATTTTAAGCCTAATCAAATTAAAATTAGTTCTGATCCTAAAAGAATACGATTATACAAAATATATATAAAAAATTTAAATGGATACATTCTTACTAAAGAAGATACATTTAATTTAATTTTGCAACGTAAATAAAAATGCGCCCTTACACAGATATAGAAATCACAGACAAATATATTATTCGTGAATTTGACGAAAATATAGACCCCATAGAACTACTTTGGCATCGGGACGATGAAAGCCGCATAGTAGAAATCATAGGCAAAACAAATTGGAAACTACAACTTGATAATCAGTTGCCGACTTCCCTAAACTCTCGTATATTTATACCCAGACACGAATATCACCGTGTTATAAAAGGAACAGGAACACTTAGATTAAAGATACACAAAGTACAGGCCTATTCATAGCAGGTCGCTTAACAAAAAAACTGACAGCTGTGGCGTCATCCAAACTTGGAGACGCCACTTTTTTTATGTATATTTAATAGTTAACTGGAGGATGGACAGATGGAATTTCAACATATGTATAATAAAAACAACATGATTAAAATTTATATATTAGAAAGAAACGGGATTCCATTTTACGTTGGAAAAGCAAAAGATTCAACTCGAAGAAAACACTCTCATAGAAAAACATATGGTTTAGATATTCAATCTTATGTCATAGACGAAGTTGAAGATTGGAAATTTTGGGAAAGTTATTGGATAGAACAATTTAAATGTTGGGGTTTTAAATTGGAAAATAAAAATAATGGAGGGGGTGGCCCTTCAAATTATACTGAAGAACAAAAACAAAAAATGAAAGGACCACGCCCTGGAACCGGTGAAAAAATAAGTAAAACTTTAAGAGAAAGAAATCATTCTCAATATTATACAGATGAAATCAAGCAAAAAATTAGTCAAAACAATAAAGGAAAACCAAAACCATTCTCAGAATCCCATAAAATAGCAATGGGGATAGCAAAACGTAAACAAGCTAAACCAGTTTTGCAATGTGATTTAGAAAATAATATTATTAAAGAATGGGAAAGCAAAGGACAAGCTGCGGTATGGGTAAAAGAACAAACAAATAAAAAAAGTAACGTGACTTCTCAAATAAAGGATTGTATATTAGGGAGACAAAAAACAGCTTTTGGATATAAATGGAAATATAAATAATATGAATAAATATACTAAAAAAATTGTAATTATTGGAGGAGGAGTAGCAGGGGCACATGCTGTAACAAAATTAATAGATAATGGCTACCCTGGAGAACTTATTACTATCATTGATATGGGAAAAGACCCATACCAACGTAAACCTGAAGAAGTAATGTCAGGATGGCTAGGGAGTGGAGGGTTCTCTGATGGCAAATTAACCTATCATCATATGATTGGTGGTCAATTATCAAAATATTGCGGTAAAGAAAAAGCATACCAATTAATGAATGAAGTTATAGAAACATGGAAACGATTTCATCCTGATCCATCTAAAATTATGTACTCCAACCCCACCGAAGAACCAGATTTTATTAAACCTTATTTCGGTTTACGTTTATTTGGGGTATATCATATTGGTACCGATTATCTTCACGAAATAGGAAAAAGATGGTACGATTATTTAGTTAATAAAGGTGTACAATTTGAATGGGAAACTAAAGTAAATTATATTGATTTTAATGATAATTATATTGTCGGAGAAGTTCAAGAAAAAAATATAGACTGGCATTACGATGAACTCATCTTTGCAGTAGGCAAATCAGGTATTGATTTTGCCCAATCCCTCGCAAAACAATATGAACTCCCAGATGAACCTAAATCAGTACAAATTGGTGTTCGATTTGAAGCACCACAACATCACTTCCAAAAACTAATCGATATATCATATGATTTCAAACTTTATAGAAAATTTGAAGATAAAGGCGTTTCACTTCGCTCTTTTTGTACAAACAATAATGCAGCGTATGTTGCCGTAGAAGAAACATACG